TGACAATTAGGTCCATCAGAAAATGTTCCTGCTGCAAAATTAATGGTAACATCACCAACACCATTATCAGTTAAACTGTCTACACAATCACCATCACTTCTTGTTACCGTTGGTGAACCACCATTTGAAATATAACTAGTGCAGATTTGAGTTACATCAACCCTAGGACTTTGAACATCACTTTCTGCTACACCAGTAGCTGCCCACGTAGAGATAGGAACTTCAATAATAATATTAACTCCATCACCAGAATTAAATGCAAAAGGTGAAGTGTGAGTAACATTAGATCCAGGAGTTGATGCAGCATCTAAGAAGAACAGAACATCTACTGTGTTAGTATCAATGTATCGCACCGATGTAGGGTGCCACGTAGTTCCTGTATCAATTATATTTCCGTAACCAACAACAGGATTATCTGTAGTAGTTGGAAGCTTTGCAGTATCTATAACTGGTATTTCAGAAGGGATATCAACATTTAAAGCTGTGGCTGTCGGAACTCCAGATGTTGCAACATTGATTTTGATTTGAGCTGAACCACCTACGCGGCGGAAGTAACAAACAATTGTGGTGTTTGTAACCCAATTACTCGCACAAGTTCCTAGTTGCCATTCTTCAATTATTCCACCACCACCAGTACCTAGCTCTTCCCAGGCAGTACCGTCATAGTAATTGTATTTATCTGTGTCTGAATTATAAACAACCAAACCAGTAGCAGGTGAGCTAACAGCATCTCTTTGTACTTCAGTCATTCTAGGAAATAAAGCACCTTTGGTAGTACTTTCTACTTCTAAAGCGGCTGATGCATCCGGCGTTGACGTTTGGCCTACTGCTAGATCTTCACTAACAATCATACGCCGGAACCGCTTAGGAAGATCTGTAAACGCAGACATACCCACTAACATAATAGCAAAAAACAAAATGTATTTCTTCACAAAAACCCCTTACGAACTAAATTGACTAAACGTTTTCCTCACACTAAAGAACAGTTCCCCATTATAGTTTGCACCAGCAAGTGTGTCAGTGGTATAGTCCACCGTCCCAACCCCTGCAGCAGTTCCAACGTCAAATGTTGTACCCATATCTTCATTAGAATAATGATCTTCACTAACTTCCCAAACCGCAGCGTCTATTTTGTATTGCAAAACAATTTCACCGGTAGCTTGTTTCTCATCTGAATCAGTCCTACGTCTCATAGCGTAGTCTAAAATAACAGTATGTCCGTTAGCTTCATCAAAAACCATATTAAGAAAATCAGTATTAGTCTGCGCATTAGATATTGTTTCACTTTGTTCGCCCCCTGAGAGTCGTGGGTCTGAGTCGGTAACATATTTGTTACTAACCGAGGGGCTGCCGTCAGTTCCGGCAAGCGCAGCCTTTTCGTCTGCTGTGGGCGCGGTCCCTTGTAAGGTTGTGATTGAACTTAAATTTGAAGCAATGCCAGATGTGTTAGTGGCAATGTCAGAAGTGTTTGTAGATATGTCTGTAATGTTATCGTTAATAGCCTGTTGTGTGTTTGAAACTTGCGCACCAGATCCTGCGTTGTTTAAGTCTATAACTGCAACCGTTGTTTCTGTACCTGTGTTGGTCTTAGATATATAAGCGGCGTTTGTTACTGATGCATTTACCGGCTGTCCGTTTGATACTGCCATTACTCAACCACCCTTAATGTTAAATTACCAGTTTCAAAATACCCATGAAGGCTTTGGTCGAAACGCTCTTTTAATTCATACCCAATGCCGTCTCTATGAGAAGCCGTTCTTTCAAGTATAACCTTATCAAAGGTATTTCTATCGTCAATGTCTGGCATAAATTCAAACCTGCCCTTACGTGTGATTTCTTGCATAAATGATCGCAAATCCTCAACACCAGTCAAGTTGGCTTTCATAAAATCATATACGTGTTCGCCTAAGTCATTAGCCCATTGAATATTAAACTTATAAAATTTCTCTATTCCAAAAGTAACGGCTTCAACTTGACCATTTGCTGATTTATGCACTGTGCCTTGGGATGCTTGTTGTGAGTCAGCCTTATCAATATAGCTTTGAAACTTAGTTTGCGGCTCAAACACACTGCCAGCGCCATCAATGCCACTGTATGTAATACCACCCGTTAAGTCAGACGCTTGATTAAAGCCAATAAGACTAAACACAGAAGTGCCTATGGTTGTGCCTGTCGATAGCAGTAAATCAAACGTACCTGCAGCGCTAATAGTAACTATTCTAGTAACCCTATCAAGTGTGATTGTGTATTCTTGGCCACCAGCAATGTCCATTGCACGCTTTATTTCTACCGTTAGTTCTGTCAGTGAATAAGCCCCAAACTCTAACTCTGCGTTTAGCTCACCACCACCTTCATCAAATGGTAGTAGGTAGTTTGTGTCATCAACTGTTGTACCATAATAAAAAACACTAAAAGTCTGAATCATGATGTTGCCGCCGCGTTAATAAGTGTGCCTTGTGTATCAAAGCTTTCGTTAATTATTTCTGCTATTCTTACACCAGTTTCATCACTATCAAATACATTACCCTCAATGTTGACATTAATAGCTTGCTGTTCACTTATTTCTTCAGGGTCAAAACCACCATCAAATTCTTGATCGCCACCGCCGAAATCACCAGCTGTTGTTGATCCAGTTGATGCACCACCTGCGCCAGACCCACCAGCTATTGCCTTTAGAGCGCCCCCTAAAACAATTAATGCTATTCCAAAAGGAACCGAAGCGGCAGAAGATTGAAAACCTGGAATAACAGAAAGACCAGATCCAACTAAAACCATCATCGTTCCTATCTGAATAGCCAACTCACCAAAAGTACCTAGTACAGCTTTGGCAAATGCATCAAAGCCGTTTTCACCTTTAGCAAGAGCGGAACCTAGTTGACTAAATGCGCTAACCATCCCATTAATTGCGGTGTTTCTGAAAGTAGACATAAAGGTATTCATAGTTGTAGTAACTTTTTGGAAAGACTGAGCTATGGCATCTGTGAAATCTTCGACATCACCTTTTGCTAGTTCTGATTGAGTTACTGCGATTTCTTTTAATTTAAATCCAAGCTCTTGTTGTTTCTCTAATATTAATTGGCTTCTTTGCTCTTGTGTAAGTGAAGCGTCCCTAGCAAACTGTTCTTCAATTTGCCTTATCTGTTCATTAGTTTGCATAATTAAAGCGCGTTGTTTTTCACTACCCAATTGAATTAATCGAGTACGTTCTTCAGCCGTAACACCACCACGCTTAATAGACGCTTCTTCTGACTGTATTCTTGCAAGTTCTAATTCTGCAAGCTTAGCCCTAAACTTATTAATATCTGGTACGGGAAGGACTTCATCTTTTCTGCCGGCGCCCTTCTTTGTAAGGCGCTCTACAGTTTTATCTAGTTTAATTAATTCACGCTCAGCTATAGCTAATCTGTCTATAGCAACCCTTAGGGCTTCTGGATTAAAAAAGAATCCTTCTTTCTTATTTCCCTTAGCATCCGTTTCCCTAAGGTCTGCGACAACTTCTCTTAACCTCTTCACTTCTTCATTTGCTTTTCTGGAAGCTAAAGATGCCTTTTCAAGTGAAGATCCAAAATCTTCTATGTTTGATTCTTTAACGTCAGTTGCAAGCTTCTTAACTATTTCGGATAAGCTTTTAATTAAACTAATAGCCAGTGGGGATTTAGTTATCCAATCGCCAATACCCTCAAGTAAATCACCAAAGTTGTTTTTTAATTGTGCAACAGAACCGGCAAACGTTTCAGTTTGTGCCTTCGCTGCGCCTCCGAATCTTTCAAGTACAAAGTCTAACGCTTCGCCAGACTTTAAAGCCTCTGTGCTTAGATTTCTTAAAGCTGGTAAGCTTTCCCCAAGTTCACCAGTTAATCCAGCAAACGTCTTACCTAAGTTTTTAACCGCACTATCAAGAGACATACCTGTGGCGGCAGCCAACTCAATAGATGCTTGTGTTAGCTTGGTTGCTTCCTCGTTTGTCTTAACAAAAGTTCTAGCTAAAGAAAATAACTCCAGCGTTGCTTCATCACCTATTGTCGTTACTTCTTGTAAGTCAGACGCAAATTGCTGAATACCTAACGATGCTTCATCACTAAACTCACCAGCCAACTTAAGCGCTGTATTTAAATTATTAACAGCTTCTTCTTGTCTGTTTGCTGCCTCAATTACTTGACCAGCCGCAAACGCAGCAGCAAATGCAGCACCAATGGCCGCGCCAATAGCCAGAATTTGTGACTGTAATTGAAAGATTCCTTTGCCAAAACGCTTGTTAACAAATACATCAAAGTCATCGCCAGTCTTTTTAGAGGTTTTCTTTGCTTGCTTGCGGATGTTAGCAAAGCCCTTTTGTATAGAGCCGTCATCTAAAACTATCTCAACTTCAATACGATCGTCAGCCATTCAAAGACCTCGTAAGCATCCGCGCAAGTTGCTCTGTTGAAACTGGTTTCTTGTTTTCTGACTCTTCAAACTTAGGCGTTGACGCTTTCTGCGCAGCCTTCCAAAGTTTATTGCGTGATTCTTTTTTAAGTTTAGGGAACGCAGAAGTTTGTAAACCTATAAGGGTTTCTTCTGCCTGTATTGAATTCATTGCCTTCCATAGCATTTCAGAATCCTCGTAAGTCATTTCGTGTACTTCGTTAAAACTAAACCCATAAAACCTACAGAGCTTTGCAACTCTGTAGACATCATAGTTTAATTTTTTTTTAAGCCACTAATGCTCTCAAGCAGTAAATTGAATTGCTCCATTTCAAGCTCTTCAATAACATTTGCTGGCATACCTAAACCTGAAATCCAAGCTTTAGTGGCATCAAGCTGGGCGTATTCATCTTTCCCAGCTTCTTTAAGTTTTCGATTAAATAGGCTTACTTCTTTAACGCTAGGTTTTTTAACATCATAGGTTTCACCCTCGTACTTAACTTTAAAAACTGTGCGCTTGCCTAAATCTAAATCCATTTATCCCCCTGGTTTATGGAATATCTGCTGTGTAATCCCCAAACTTGAACAAGTTATATTCACTATTCTTGTTCTCATCTAGGAACGCAGCAAATGTAACTTCAATCATATTCGGGTTCTCACCAGAGTATGTCAATGAAGTTGGCTGCATATATGTTTTCCAAAACACTAAATCACGACTCAGATCAGCAGCATCCAAAGCAACTGGGTGCAGATGCAATCTTCTAGCTTGGACAATAACGTTAGTGCCCTGTCTAGAATCACCCCAACCAAACTCAGTCTCAGACGCGGCACCACCAGCATTAAGAGCAAATACTCTATAAAGCTTATCTAGATCAGTTTCTTTGAGAACCATTGAAATCTCAGCAGAAATACCCTGTCTAAGTTTAGCCCTTAAAGTCGTTCCAGTTTGGTGAGCGGTTACATCAAAAAGCGTCTCTTCAAAGCTGATTGAAATATCGCCATCAAGCAATCCAAGGTCGAAAGTCCCACCCTCTTGACACTGGGTAAAAGAGTTAATTGGCGTATCAACGTTTGCAGTATCAGCACATGCCCCTGTAGCTTGGTTGGTAATTAAAATGTCACTACCACCTACTGTAGGGATAGCAACATTAAATGTTCCATCCGCATCCATGTCGTTGAATACATTTGTAGCCATTGTAGCGGCATTGTCATCAGTGGTATAGCTTACAGCAATCCCAGTAAGACCACCAGGAGCAGGGTCAGCAGACGCACCATTATCAAACCATACGTAGTGAGTTGGTGTAGTGTTGCCAGCGGTTGCTAGCTGAAAATGCACACCATCAAAACTATCACTTTGGTCGGCCACCATCGTTAAAAGCCATTGTTCTTCAATTTCATGAACAACATCAGCCGGTTCTATTCGTATATTTCCAACACCTACAGACATCCTTGTCCCCCCTGTGTTATTTAATTTTTAAAAACATAAAACATCTAAATTTTCAAAACTCAGTAATCCAATCACTGAGTTATCATTCGTATCATTTAAAGGCTCAAACTCACCGTTATTCAAGGTGATGTTCTTAATGTCCCCTGTGGTCCTATCGGACACATTCATCACAGACAGAATAATAGCGTCTGCCTCTGCGTGGGCATTATCTAAAGCCTCAATAGGGTCGCTAAACCCTCTGATAAAAAAACTCACTATAACTTCAAGACTAACATTAGATGATTGCTGGTCCAAACTTAAATTAGTTATCGGTCCAGCGCCTAAATGGTAAGCCCTATCTAATACTGTAGAGGGGATGTTTTCTGTGTTGAACGCATCGGGCCATTCATGAAAGTCTAACGCTTCCATTTTGGATCTATAATACGGTCTTATCAAACTCAAACTCATCTTCTAATCAACTCCACAGTATCAAAATCATTGATCTCATTAGATGATATGGCCGCATCCTTATTAAAATCAATCCTTAATGTTGCTCTATCAGAAGCATCACTAGCCATTGAGAAGTATTTCTGCGACTTCAAATCAAAAACATCATCAACTGCGTTTGACACACCTTGGTAAATCAAACCAAGTGTTTTGAATTTAGACCATTTCTTAACATCTTCACTGATAATCATTTGGTCTTTAGTTATTGCTGAGTCATCGTCATTTCTGTAACCACGCTCGTTTATATGATCTAAGATAAGCTTCTGTGCCTCTCTGTGAACATCTAAGAACGTATTCCTACCGGACCTGGCAGCGCCACCATTGAACTTTAAAATGTTTGGCTCAATAGATACGATGTCTTTATCTGTGCTAAACAGAGCGTCATCTGCTTCGCTTATTACCGTTAATGTATAAGTCTCAGTGGTTGGGGCACCATCCGTGGTGATACGAACTGAAACAGTCGCAACGCCGTCCGTAGCGTATTCCCAATCTAAATACCAATCACTTTGTTTAGTTCCTGTAACATCTATGTATCCGTTGCCACCTACAGGCTCTATTTCTACCAGAGTAACGTCAGCTTCATCTTGAGTAATGAAAGATTTTGTAGCATCAATTCTAGTCCTATCATTAACCTGGACTGTCTCTTCTATCTCAGCATGTGGAAATATAGCCATTTGTTACCCCCAGAGCGTTAGCTCAATCCTTTTATTTGCGCCTGAAGCGGCTTTAAATTCAAATGTCATATCTTTAACAATACCAATTGGATGACTCTCAACCCCTGGCTTTAATGTTCTGTAATTAGTTCCTAGCGTGGCATCTTGGTCGTCGAAGTTATAAAAAATGTCCACATCACTGGCGTTGTAAATAGTAACAAAATCAACCTTCGGCGAGCTAAACGTATGTTGCTTAACCGCAGTGTTAGCCATTTTCCTTAATACCTTAGAAACACCTTGAGATTTTTGAGCTACATATTTGTCTGCACGTGCCATTAATACCTCACCTTACAGCCGCCACCAAGAAGAGCTGAACCACTTCCTAAATCCTTAGCTGACAAAACAACCTCAACCTTTTTAGTACCATCACCTGTAAACTTGTATTGCTTATTGCTCTGACTTGAACCCTTTGTGTGCCAAACTAAAGCACCATCAAAGTGAATTGCTACATAACAGTTTAAGTCAAACGCACCCTCACCGAAACATTCAACAATGTAAAACTCACCAGTTGGCGGCGTAGTTGTTTCTGTCTTGTCTTCGGTGTCATAGGTAACGTCTTTATGTACTTCTAATTCTATTTCAGTAACACCCATTACAGCACCCTATACCCTTCTATTAGTCCACGTAATGTATTCAGACCTGTTAAATCATCTCTAACAGTCATTTTAAATTCATCTCCATTATCACCTACCAATGTAACCGGCACCCTTAGCTCTAACTTGCCAGAGAAGAAGTTCCCTGCATTTAAAAATGAGTTCGCTTGCCCTCTAATGAAATGATCAGTGAATGACTCAATAATATCTAAGTTAGTCGTTAGGTTTTCAAACTCATAGTCAGTTGAGTTTATAGTTTGTTCTATTAAAACACCGTTTGTTAATTCGGTTATCGCACCAAACCTATCAATAGTATTATTACCAGAATCCTCAATAGATAAACCAATCTCAAAGATATACCAAATTTCACCAGCACCAGGTCCAGCCGTAAACTCAACCGCCGTGGTACTACCATCAACAGTCATATCATTACTAGAACCATCTACAAAAGGGGTGTTGAAATGAATAACAGAGTCATTTGGTATTGTTGGTTGATTGGTAATATTAGCATCAACTTTTAAGCGGTCCCCTACGTTACCAATCTCGGTAAGGTCTGTGGCACCTTCTATTTTATTAGATGTTGAGTCGGTAGTTACACCCATTACTTACCCTTCTTCTTCTTTTTACACTTCTCACACTTCAAATCAGGAAGGTTTAAAGCCCAATTGTAAATAGAACTAAAGGCAGAGATTTCTCTCGCCTTTAGCTCATAGCTTGCCTCATTCAATAATTTCATAAGGCCCTTATGCAGGGCCAAATCTTCTTTACTAAGCACTCTCTAAATACCTCACGTCCTGTGAACCAGAATCTGCAATTAGGAAGAGGTCAATGTCTTCACCAAACTCATAAGTTGCAGAACTGTTCTTTGGAATTTCAACACCATTAGCACTTGTAACGTCAGCAGCGTCACCTAAAAATACAGACTGTGAACCACGGTTCTGAATAGTTACAAAACGTCTACCAGCTAGTGGAGTTCCTAGAACTTCAGCAGCAGTAGTAGTTACAGTTGAGTTACTGTTCTGAATAGAAATGTTCGAGCTAGTGTTAACCCAAACTCTTCTATACATATCACCTAGTAAATCAAAACGATCGTTACTAGCAGACAAAGCAGTCAACGCACCATCAACTCCACGGCCACCAATCTTAATTGGGTTTCCGCTATCAGCAGCATCGTCTCCAACCGAAGAAGTTAAATCAGCCGCAACTTTCAACTCACCATCGTTATTAAATACCATCGGATGAGCGTCGCCGTCTGCACTAACTGGCGAACCAGCAGCGTCCTGGCGAACACCATACATGCTAAAGCCAAAACCACCAGCAAAAGCAGCATCGTTTTGCTCTAGATCAACTAAATTAGTTTCATCACCAATTGCAATTGAATCTTGTGTATTAACAAGATCACGAATATCTAAATCAGTTGCAGTAACTACTGCATTAAGACTTCCGTCACCATTAATGGCGAGCGTGTCCGTTCCATCACTTATTGCAATGTTAGACGTACCAGCATCTAACAATACTTCATCTAAACTTATTCCCATTCCCATAGCTAACCTCCTATACGTAAGCTATTATTTCTACGACATCACCAGTCTGCGGAGACTGAAAGTAGATTGTTTGTGATGAGTAGAAGTTTTCGTCAACAAATACACCTTGCTTTGGAATTGTAACATATTTTGTTCCACTTTCGGTTGCTGTGTAAGCAAGTTTTAACTCTGTATTGCCACGTGTTTTAATTAAAAACTTTTTTGTATCTGCAGGCAAAGCTTGTGATTGTTCTGTATCTGTAGCACCCAATGTTATGTTAAACATTGTAGGAGTTGTATTTGTAGCACCACCTAATGCAGCTAATATTAATTCTAGAGTATCATTAGCGCACTTATCATTCGTGCGAACGTCCGTTCCAGCGTCTTTGCTGTTTTCTATAAACTTATCATATTCACGGTCGCAGATTGCTCTTCGTAAGGACATCAGTCAATCTCCCCCGTTTTCTTAAACTTCTCTACTAAATCTTCCACATCCCAACCATAAAAGCGTCCATCTGGGCCTACCATAATATCCCATTGAAGTTGAACGCCAAACTTGCGTTGGTGTTGTTCCATCTTACGCCGAAGACCGCGAGCGGTCTCCGACACAAGAAAGTTTGGAACATTACCAAAATGTGGACTAGCCATTAGTTGTTGTCTTTAACAACCAAAGCAGAAGTACCAGCAGTAACTTGCATTCCCTTAACACCAAATAGTTGATCTAAAGAAACTCTTCGAGCACCAGAACCGTACTCGTTAGCACCTTGATCAGCCATTTGCGGAGCTTTTTGGAAAGCAACACCCATTCCCATTGACTCATACATGTAAAATGTAGAAGCACCAATTAGGTTAGAAACAACAACGTTTACACCGTAAAGTGAACCAAGAACACCACTTGGAATTCTTGCAGATCCATAAGCATCTGGTCTAACAAAGTCAGCCTCAGCCAATAGAACAGCCTCACTATCAACACCTACAGAAAGGTAAAGATCGTTCGGGTTAGCGTTGTTTCCTAGAAGAGTTTCTCTCATTTCCAAGATAATAGACTTAGAAATTGCACCGACAGTGGTAGTTGCAGCACCAACACTTTCTAACTCAGTGATGATTTGCGTATCTACATAACGACCGTGAGCCTTAGCTGCACGTCCAGCCGCTTCCAACTGATAGTTAAGAGTAGACTGAACCTCATCACAAGAATCAATGATCCAAGCAACGTAAGCACAGAAATCTAGGTCTAGCTTATCAACTGTAGATGTTAGAACGGTTGCATCCCCAGCAGCAGCAGAAGCTCTGTTAATAACAGAAAAGCTATCTAGCTTAGGAATAGAAACCGATTGAGCACCCTTAACCGCAAACTGTGAAAGATCCCAAATAGTAGGAACTAACTTTGCTTCGGCTTGAAGTTCTCGTTGAACAAAAGACGCAATTAAATCCTGTTTAGTTGCGCCTAACTCAGTATTACCATGAATAGCATCAGCCATGACACTTTCTCCTTAAGTTTAAGAATGATTTTTTAAAATATATTCTTTCAACTCATCAGACGTCATTTTAGAAGTGTCTAACTTTAATGAACCAACTCCTGGTGTTGGGTCTTCAAACTTAGGTGCTGACTTGGCAAATAGGTATGGATGCTTTTGTTTAGCCTCTTCGACTAAAGACTTTATCTCATCTGAATCACCGCGAAGTGATTCTTTATCAATGTCTACAGCAGTTAAATCAACAGCTTTAGCCAATAGGTCTGGGTTTACACACCCAAACTTAGCAGCTTCTGTTTCTAACTGTGATTGCAAATTAGAGAAAGCCAAATTACCAACCTTACCTTTTGTCTGTGTAAGCTCTTCTTTCAATGAAGCGATAAGCTCATCTTTCTTACCTTCAGACGCAAGCTTGTCTTGCTCTAGAGCTATTGTCTTTTCTTCTAGCTCTGCAGCTCTGGCTTTGGCTTTTTTAGCTTCTGCCAACGTGCGTTTGTAGGTATCGTAAGCAACTGAATCTTTCGTACTCTGTACTTGGACTTGTTCACTCACTACTTCCTGTTCTACGCCACTGGCTGTTGATTCAGGCTGGGCACCGCCCACTTTAGACTCTTCTGACATTTTAACCCCCATGTCATTTATTTTACAAGTTTTAAAATCCGCGAGCCTTAATGGCTCTGCGAAGATTTCTTTTAACTAGTACGTTAATTGATTTATTTACTTTGTCATTAATATTTAAGAATTTATATCCCTTATTAAGCCTTAACAACGCTCTATATACGGATCTAGCGTTAGTTTTCTTGTTCTTATTCTTGTCTAATATCTTCCAAACACCAATCATTCTAGGAATATCTTTCTTCGGCACCACCTGAGTTAATGCCCTAAGGTCTGGAACCAATAGGTTTTTGTTACGCTCTGGCTTAATAAATATCTCTAAAGTACCCGTCTTTGTGTTCTTTACTTTCCAACTAACCGCGTCAACCAAGTTGCCAGTCATTGTAACGTTTGATTTAAGCCGATTCTTTCTAAAAGCTGGGTGAAAGTTATTAAAGAAAGACAACAACTCACGTGCTGCTATGCTGAACTCCGACAAATCAGGAAACTCACCATCAGACCTACCAACACCGCGCATCGGCTTGCCGCGTCTGGCCTGTGTTTGAATGCGCTTAACAATCAAATTACCCATATCGCGTTGTAATTGCTTTGATTGCTTAACATCTTTAAAGGTCTCTTGAATGTTTTTAATTACCTTCTCAACACCTTTAAACCTAATTGTTTTCTTCGCCATCCGTGGCCTCTTTAAACTTAGTTAATAAAGCCGCAACCTTTTCGTTAAATGCAGCCCTTTCTTTATCTCTAAATGAATTTAAAGCACTACTAAACTCACCCCTTATCTCAGACTTCTCAGAACCGTTAATGCCAAAGAAGTCCCTCTTAGGCATATTACCACCACCAGTTATATGACCATGAGCCTTTGCACTCTCATCACTGTCATCCCAACCTATCTCGATAGTATTACCATCAATCTTTGTAACATCTATTTGGTCTAACATATCACCAGTTAAACGAAGATTTACCTTGTTAGACTTACCAGCAGCATCGAAATCAAGACTACCCTTATATTCTTTAGAATACTTAGTAAAAGACTTGCCGTTCACATCTACACTTTGTTCTGTGCGTGTGAGCATAGCATCTATAATTGCCTGCCCTACAGCTTCTCTAAATGCATTGTTTTGTGGAACTTTACCGCCGAAGAACTCAGTAAGATTAACCCTCAATCTCACTCTGTTCTGGTTCTTCGTTATCTTCTCCACGCCCTTCACTTTCGCCAACTTCGCCCCCTGCAAATGGAATAACATCAGGCATATCTATTTCTTTCTCTGCATCTAACTTTGCCTTGATCTCTTTTGCGATTTCTTCACTTACATTCCTGTCTTCCATTATGGCTTCGACTTCACTAATCAAACCTAAATCTAAGCGCTTCTCAATATTAGTTAAACGCTCAGTCTCTGTCTGCACAGCCATTGGCTCATGGAACTTAACATCAACCTTAATGTTTTCATTCAGTGATGAAGCATTTAAATCATCAACCAAACGCTCTTCTGGCACAACACCCTGAAATGCATTAGACCATGCCACCAATATCTTAAGTGCCTGATCCTCAACGTGATCAAATAAAGCCATGTCTTGCTTACTGGCTTCAAACTTATCAAGCATTGCCAATAGTCTTTCTATACCTGAACTGAATCCTCGTGATTCACCACCAGTAGAGATAGTGCTTGGGTCAATCCCCTCAGCAGCCAAGAACACCCTTAGCTTTGTTTCAAGTATGCTCAATGCACCTGCCAAATCAGGGCTTGGTGAAACGAACTGAAAACTAGGCGTTACATCAGGGTTATTCTTATCAATCTTGTTCCAAATCAAATGCTGTGGTCCTACTTGAATACCAGTTGGCTTCTTAGCACTCGTTATAACCCCTTGGGCATACCCCTGAAGCCTGTTAATATTGGCCAAATCACTCATACAAGTGGCCCACTCTAAGCTGAATTCAACTGTACTTGATCCCCTACGAACAAAGAACTGGAAATCTTTCTCTGTAGCAATGTCCACAAACGGTAGCATTCCAATAGGATTAGGCATGATTTCAGTAAGTAATTGACCCTTCCCATCTGTTACAAAATGCCACTCATCAGACCACCAAACATATTGACCTTGTGGCCCCATTCTATCGTTATCATCTGCTATTGTTTGGTTGTTTCTATCATTAAAACTATACCTATTACTATCACTTGAAGTTGAGTTTTCTCTAAACGTCTTATGCATGTCAAAGTCCCAAACATTCATTACATAAGCGAACGCCTTCTCAGGATTCAAACTATCTGGCACAACATCATACATATGAGGACCCAAAGGTCTCATCTTAATCTTACCTTCTTTAGGTACAATCTGAAGTGCACACTGATCAAACAAGTTATAATATTTGTTAGCTAAGTGAAGCATCGTATCTGCATGTGATGTTCTATAAAGCGCATCTAATTGATCTTGCTCGCGCTCAGTAACGTTTGCAAACTCACGCTTAGGCTCGCCCCTATAGATGCTCGATTTCTCATCAATGATTCGCTTGCTTAAGTTAATGCTCAAGATTTTACGCATTTCACATGCGCTCTTTGAACCAAACTCTTGCTCTAACTTCTCAATCATGTATCTATCTTGCCGGTCCCTATACACATCAAAACGCCTTTGCATCGAACGCTTACGTGAATAGTTTTCTTCTGAATCAATCTCATCAATGATTTGGCTTCTAATAGCACCATTAGTAATATCCGGACCTGGCATCCTTGCCCCCTAACTAAATGTTTTGTCACGTTGCGTAACACTTATTATTTCGTATTTATCGCTTTCAAATTCATATACACAGTAAATGTCGTACGTAAATCCATTTAAATCAACATTCATGATATGCAATCCATCATCAATCATATCAAAGTCCAACTCGTAACGCCAACGTTCAACATCGTCATCAATAAAAGGGTAGTCATAGTCAGGGTTGGCAATTATCACCTCGCGATCATCGTAACGTTTGAATCTTCGGTCCGATTTAGACATGTATGAATCCCATAACCAATTGCAGTCGTTATATGTTGAAACCTGTCCTTATCATTTTCTATGTAACGACCACCATCTACAAGTCTGGTTAACCGAAGTCCCTCATCAACCGTTGGTGCCGTCTTATAAACGAATAATCTGTTTTGTCCTTTTGAGTTTCTGCAGTACCCATTGACAAGGTTGTGTCTTTTGCGTATTGGCGGATTCGCCCTCGGTACATCAATCTCGAAGTCAATCGACCTACCGTCTCTGGTCTTTGCATTCGATAAGAAATCTTCAATGATCGTATAGTCACTGTGCCTACTCCTTGTGTCTTTATGTCTGCCCGTTGCATCACCAGTAACTATTATTTTTGTTGGGAAGTCAAAAAGTCCTTTGCCAAGTGCTTCATCAAGCGCATCACCTGTGCGAAAGCCTTCGACCACAACCTCGTTAAAAAAGTGAAAACTGCCGCCATGAAGGTCAGGGCGGTAAGCAAAAACACAGAGAGATAAGGGTTTTCCACTAGCGATATTAAAGTCAAAACTAATGTAGATTGGATATCTATAGCTATGAGCATACTCTTCATCCTTGTAATTGACTGCCTTGTCGTACTGCGAGTATAGCACATCACCACTTATCTCAATCCAACGACCATAAAGCATTCGTTGAATCATTCGCTCATCTAGACTTTCTTCTAGTTGCTCAGTATATCCTTCAGGTAAGAATGGATTGTCTTTCGTTAATGAATAGAACACATGTCTATTTGTTTTGTCTGACTCCATGAAATACTTATGAACCCAATGTGCTGGGCTATCGGGGTTAGTCGCACAAAGAATCATGCACTCGTTTGTCGGAACATGTCTTAATCGACCAACACGCATTTTTATTTCATTGTAAAATTCAATACTGTCGTTTTCTGTTAACTCATCTATCACAAACATACTGAACTCATGTGATCTAAACTTCTTATATTTCTTGTCTGACCATGAAAAGGGAACGATTCTAGAACCATTATGAAGTCTGATAATGCCCTTTGTTTGGTTGTAATCAGCTACAAAACGCTCTGGTATGTGCTCTAACAACACATTTAATAGGGTTTCTTTTAAGTGAGGCATGGCTAATCGGCCTATGCCAACCACTGCACCAGGGTTACGAATACAATGTCTTGTTACCATGTATGCTAATGTAACTGACTTAGCTGAACCAACCGCACCACTTAATAGATATTCTTGTACTCTAGGCGTCTTATTATGAGTTATCTCTTGCATAGCATTCCACTGCCAAGCAATGTCTCTAGGATTCATCTCTTCATATGTAGGGATACTACTCATTGATTTTATTGACCTTTATTTTGTATATACAAAATTCCCAAGGCCCAAAGCCTTTCAAACTCCAGGCCCTGGGTGTGTCTACTTTTAAAACACTAAGCGCCTATACATATTGTATCAACCTAAAACAACTATGTAGTTTTTTTGTATCAATGTGAGAAGAAACCTAAAGTCTTTACGCATAGCGCCGATTAGTTATATGTAACTAGAGAGGTGGATGTGAAACAAACTAAAGATAAAAAGATCATTGATTTGGCAGAAAGGTTTCAAGAGATTAGAGACCTTCAAAAAGAACTCGCTAAAGAAGAGAAAGAACTTAAGGCCTTCTTTAATGCCGAGCTAAAGAAACGAGAAACAGGCGAGTTACAAGCTGGGCAGGTCCTAGTATTACAAGAACAAGGAGCTAACAGCTATCTAGATAAAGAACGGATACTAGCCGACAAAGGCCAGGCATTCGTAGACAAGTACACAAAGAAACGAGAATATATGAAGCTTAAACTCAAACTAATAAAGAAGGCGGCGTAAATGCAATTAGAAATCGAGTTTGAAGACTACTTAGGTATGTACGGAACACTTCATCTAGACGTTAATGTCTACCTAACAAAAGATCCATTCACCGCTCATGGCACTAGTGGCCACTTAACAAACTTCAATCAAACAGAGACCACATGCCGCATTTATCACGCTTGCATGGAAGTTGATCAAATAGGTGACAAAGAAACAGAAACACAACTGTTTTCAATCACACCTGAGATTGTTTATTCGATCATATCGCAAGACGCCATCATTGACTTAGCATTAGAACAGCTTTAATTTCCACCTTATCTACTCCGAGCCTTCTGGCTCACCTTGTAGTCTGCCTTTAAACACCCTGGACTTTGTTCGGGGTGTTTTTTTATGTATAATAACCAAATGGAAGATCAACAGTGGGCACTACTAATGCAGGAACTTCGCGAATTAAATGAAGAAATGCATTATTTGCGTAAAGAATTAGGTAAAGTGAAGATTGAGCTTGCCACGCTTAGAGGTAAGAACGCTGCATGGGCATCAGTCATTGCTGTCGCTTTTAGTGCTTTGGTCGGTTGGTTGTTTAAGAATTAGTTTTGTAGTGTCATAATTTAAGTAGCCTTCATTTACCCGTTTTTTAAAATAACTAGAGTCAGCCTCTTTATCAAAAAATTCTTTAATCTTTTTATAAACGTCACTCACGCCACACCTCTATAAACTCTTCTAACACACAGTCGGTACAAATCAACTCATAGTAATATTCGTGTAATTCACCAGGCTTACCACACCTAAAACAATTCACATCATTCGTTAGGTCCTGGATCTCCTGAGTTAACGAAACGTCCTGCGTTTTCTTCTTCGTAGATGTTCTCAGTCCGCGTTTGTACTTCATACGGGGCCTTTGCAAATGCAACTTTATAAAGTAATGAATATAAAGCAAACCAACATACCATAAACCAAATAACTGCTACAACTTTCATTCTTGTTCCCTAATCTTGCGGCCTGCTTCGAGGGCTTTTTTAATTACCTGAACCTCATCAACATCAGCTATTGGCCATAACATTTTTGAGAGTGTCTCCAACCCCTCACGGTACACGGTTAGCTCTTTCTCTAATTGCTCTAATTCTTTTTTATGTGTAACCCACTTTACATATCCTGTTGGCATTATTCCCCACCGCCGTACTTAATAGCCCAAATAATGACACCTATGCCAGCACCAACAAAACCTAACGCCATGCCAATAGACATTATTAATATATGTGGATTAGTTAACGTCACTTACCACCCTCCCTAATCAAAGCGCCTTGCTTACCAACATCAGTTTCATATTTGATATAAGTGACTCGTCTAAACTCTCTCGGCTTACTCATAACTCACCTAGTTCGCGAAGGGTTGTTTCAAGCTTTTTAACATGCACAGTTCCCCTGTAAACATCTTTTAATACACCAACAGCCTTCTCATACTTAGCCAACAAATCACGGTAAGGGTCTTTAGGTGGCATTGCCTTTACATATGGCACCCACTCACCATCGTAATATTGTTCCCAATCTCTTGGGTTACTAGAATGGTTGCGCCTGATTGTGCCTTCTTTCATTTCGTACTCAACATAAAATCATCATGCTTTTCAGACCACTCTGCTGTGATGTTTCCGCCTAATATCTCTTCGACCGTGGCTTGAAGCATTAATAGCTGTTTCTCAGTGCTAATGACAAACATGATCTCATCTTCAGTTAAACCACCACACCTAGAACGATTAAGCACGTTCAATATTTCTTCTTTAGCTTCTGTTGTGTCATGTAGATTAACTACATTTGAATCACTCATGTCTCTTCCCCTGTCACTGCCTTAACAATCGGAACATCTCCTGGATCTGGGGACGCTAACTTAAACTCTATGACGCTACTCTCCACACCCATTTCTTTATCTGCCTGATTCTTACCAGCTTGGGCTTGGTATGACAATTCATACTTACTAAATAATTCAATCATCCTTGTCATCGCTGCCAACTGAGCTGTGTATTTACCAGGAGTCTCCTCTAACTTGTTAAAAGCCTCTGACAGGAGCGCTAAGGCCTTTTCCTTAACAACCAATGCCTCTACTGACAATTCTACCTTACGCCTCTTCAGGGCCGTGTCAGCGTCTACCTTGGCCAACTTAGTCTCAGCCACTTCTTTCTGTAGTTCTTCATTAGCCTCAAGTTGTAAGTAAGCATCAACGCCAAACAACTTTGACATCTCTTCTTTCGTCAACTTACCTTCAGACTTTATTCTTATGTAACGATCTCTTAAGTCATCCATAACTCATAGTACCATATCATATGTTGAGCTTACACACGTCTTGAGACGCTAGTGTTTCTAGCCATGCATGATTTCTGTTTAACCATGTCTTGAATCGCTTATCTACCAACTCATGACATGGAACGTCCCTTGAATAAATAATAGGACCTAAGCCATCACTAAACTCTGAAATGTGTTTCTTTTCAACCATCCCGTTATCATCCATCGTAACCAACAACATCGCTGGGGAATTATCATCCCACCCTTCCGACATCACATATTCAATCGCAATGATTTTATCAACGCTAGGCCCCAATTCTTTCTTCTCGTTTGAAACTGGATACACAACCCATGCGTCATTTATGGGGATAACTGAAATCAAATTGCTCTTCATCTTCATCTCCTTTAACCAACTAACCAGACTAACCACTACTTTTCACTTCGCTTTCACAATTGTTCATTTTCTCATATTTACCTTTATTCTATTATGACTCTAAATCTTGTGGTTAGTTGTGGTTAGTATGGTAAACTATTTGTAATTATTGAACTTTTCATGTCCATAACTTGAACCATACCCCCTTTCATTAGTCAATTCTCCTGGTTCATCTGTAAACTTAACGCCAAAAATTCCCCTCGGATATTTTCTGACACCCAGCATATTAACCCATTTTCGACCACTGGTTACACCACTGTGGTTAACCAAGGTGGTTAAGAATTCATTGATAAAAAGGTTCTTTGAACGCGCAGTGTTTCGACCTCTAAACTCCAAAAATTTATCCCACAAAGTTTGCGATGGAATAAAATCATCGCCTGAATTTGTGATTTGAATTTCCTGATCTATGAATTGTTGCAACGTATTAGATTCATAAATTAGCGCATCAATTCTTTCTTTAGATTCATCCAGTTCTATGAATTTTCCGATTTTCTTAGCTCTGATGTACGCCGTTATGCATTTATTAAACACACCTGATCGTTCATGTTTTGTTATGTATTCATCTGGATCTGGCAATCTAAGCTCTGGGTTTTCATCAAAGTTTTGTTCACATGGTATGACGATCATGCGTCTACGCATCCCAGGGCTGTTATCTGGGAAGAACGGCATTTTATTATATGTGATGATGAATTTCGCGATATTTTCGTACTGATAGAAGCCTGCACCCTTTTCTTCGACAGTAATAGGGTCACCACCGGTTAATTGTTTGATCTTCCCAGTTGTTCCGAAGGCTTCTTTGGGTATCTCAGCACAGACGTTAAGTAGTTTTCCAACTAACCCCATGGCACTGAAGCGCTCTTTGCCTATGCTCATAAGATCTAAGGCACCACAATTTTCTTCACCTAATAGGTTGTTGATAACGCGCAACAACGTGGACTTACCATTTGATCCAGTTCCATCAAGAATAAGCATTTTGTTAAACGCTCTATAGCTAGCACCTGATAGGCAATATCCTACAAACTCTTCAATGGCCTGAACCAGGTGTGGTCTATCTTTACATATTAAAGACAACAATTTATCCCATGTTGGACATGTGGCTTTTTTATCATATTCAACATTAACCGTTACACTCATTTTGTATTTTCGATCATGTGGGATGAAGCTATCTTTATTGTATAGATACATTCCATTGAGCATATTGATAACGCCTTTGTCTTGTAGTGTGTATTCATTAACACTTTCTTGCTTTGAGTTTTTACAAAGGTCTAAGAACGTACTTCTTTCATTGATGTTGATACATTCTGGATTTTTAAAAAATCTCTGAGCGAACATTTTAGCAAAGTCTATGGCTTTAAATTCAAACTGTTTGCCTGTCCATATTGCAAAGGCTTTTTTATCAGGCAAGTAAACACCTGAGTGTTTGTGATCAAAGTATTCATAAAGTTTTAAATATTGTCTTACTTTCTTTTCTCTATTGTTATCAATAACGACTTTAGTAAAGCCTTCATCTATTTCTTTTTTAAAATCCACACCCTTATTATCGCCAAAGTGTTTTCCACCTGGGCCATGGTTTCTAAAGATTTCATCAACAAACATCTCAGCATTTTTTTTACCATCGTTTGATTTCCATTTCCTTGTTGGACATAAAAAGTAATAAGAATCAGCACCGAAGTTAATTTGTTTATCTTTTTGCATAAGTCTATTAACTAACAAATCAAACGGGTAGTTTTCTTTTATCAATGCTACACCGAGTGCACTAATAACGTTGTGTGATCCATGATTGCAACGCCCCTTGCCTGGTGTGAGTTCAATACTTCCACTTGTTCCCTTTAGTTCATCATTTTTTTGATCCAACCAATTAACCACATCACTTGGTAAGTTTTGTAGGTCATCAAGAGCTTCTAACAAAGGTAAACCAATCCAATTATAGCTTCCATGTGTTTCGTGTTTTGATGGTGGTACGACTGTTTGTGCACCTGTTGATAATAATTCAATTCCTAGTGCTCTAAATTTTCTATTTGGTTCACCGTTATAGGAATAGAATCTTGTCGGTGGTTTGTTAGGGTTGCCAATCTTACCACACTGTAGGGGCGGCAACATACTAAGGAGTTCTTGATAAATTTCACTATCTTCATAGTCAAGGATGTCTATGTCTAGGGCGATAACACCAGGGCTTTTACCTAGGCAAAGTCCTATGTTCGCGTGCCCTTCGTTGAGAATCAAATCAGATAATTCATCCCCTAACATATATGTGCTACACCATTTAGACCACTCTGGCGTGTAAGCTCGTTTAGACTTAGTGTCTATAGGTATGGGGCACATCCCATTTTCCCAATACTCTTGTGCATGATCGCTAAAAATCCCCATCGTTCCCCCACAAAAAACGGCTCTAGAATACCCTGTGGGTGGCATGTAAATATTACAAGCCGAGTACCCCAGAGCCATAAGTATTCAATATTACTGCGGTATATCTACCTTGAAAAAAGGTTAATCGACTTGCCTTTAAAGGTCAAATGCCTTAATACTAATGACACGCTGGCGAGCCAATCTTAATCAGACATCATGATCACTCGTGCTTGCCTACGGTTAAGGTTGGCTTTCTTTTATCTAAGCTAAATACATTTTGGGGGCATCTTTGAGGGGACATGCTGAGGGTACTATTCATTGTACGATGGATAGTAAAGAGACGTGCTGTGGCCACAACTTGAGTAACACCGTGACGGCTTTAATTTTTGAAAGTTACTTTGATAGATTCAGAGTTAACGAAGGTGGTTATTGTGGAAACTGTAATACAGCTATTTACTCGGCGATCAATCGTGATCCTTTATATGCTAGCCGTGGGCCTTTACCCGTCGTTGGGGCTAAGCCTTATCGAAACCAAAAAGTTGGAACCACACGTGGTATCAGAGTAGTATGACAACTACTTTGGCGATCCTGACCGCATTGCAGGTGTTTTTGTTAATAGTCCTTATAACGGTACTTGGTTTTGTGACGTTAAGTTCTGGCAAACCACCAAGGCTAGTAACCGCCACACTACTTTCACTCCTAGATTTATTCGTTTTCCTATTAATAATATACCTTTTGGCAACACTGTTAAATGTTCAACTGATAATAGGGAAGTAACGGCAAGAATATTTAATAAAGAGAAATTAGTTAAGACATTTACATGGCGTTTTGATTCTGAAGGAAGGTGGGTTAGGTGAAAAACAAGTGGGGAATAGAGATGACTGAGGAACAGATGGTTCAGCAAATTATAGATAAAAATATAGAAGAAGCGGTTGACGATGCTTGGCGAAGTATAAGTATGAGAAGGCGATGGCGTCAGAAAGAAAAGTTGCGTGAGCACACATATAAAGAACTAGAAAACAACCCAGTTGAGTTAATGCATTTAAAGATACTGGCGATTAACGAGATTGTAGACAAAGGATTGTAATGGATAAGTTTAAACTAAGGGACTATCAAATAAAGGCCGTTAAGGACATACTCCATAACTTTAAAAAGCATAATAGCCAGATATTAAGTTTTTATACTGGTGCGGGTAAGACAGAAATATTCTTTGAGGTTATTAATAAAATACTTGCTAAAGATCCTAACGCTAAAATAGGCGTGTCTTGCCATTGGTTCTTAGGTGTTAAAATGCAAACCTATGAACGCGCTAAAGATAAGGTAAGTGGTAAGGTGTTTTTAGTTGATAGGCACAAGAAAATAGCAAAAACATCAAATGTTTACTTCTTTAATCCATCTTTAATGATCAGAAGGGACAATAAGTTTAAGTTTGATTACATGATTGTTGATGAATTTCATTACGGATATTCAGAGAAAGTTAAAGGCTTTGAAATGATGTTTGATAAGTGGTGTAAGCCTTCCACTAAATATCTATTTGTTTCAGCTACTCCACAGAGATCTTTAGGGCTTAAGAGAACTATTGATGCACCTATTGTTAGTAGAGGTTTAGATGATGGTTACAAGATAGATAAAGCTGTTAGTGACTTTGACTTTAACTTCCAACGCATAGATATAAAAGTAAAATCTAAAGACGTTAACAAGTTTAAGAATTTAAAAGAAGAGTTTATAGCTGCTAACTTTAAGTTACTAACAGAGCTATACATGAAGACACTAAAGGATTTTATTGAAAAGAATGCTTTAGGTGATAAGGTTTTAATATGTGTCCCAGGGGGTGATTCTTGTAGAATAGCTCAGGTTCTAGCAGGTTATTTACGCTCTATTGGTGAAGGTGCAATAGCTGTAACTCAGTTTACTAATAAGACTGAATTTGATTTTAAAGATAACCCAGGAATTAGGTTTGCTATAGTTGTTAACAAGTGCCAGGAAGCCTTTGATTTTCCTGAGCTAAGTGATGTTGTTGATTTAACTATGACTAGAAATATTAGACTTTTAACTCAAAGAATAGGTCGATTAGCTAGAAAACATCCAGAGATAGATAACAAGAAGTACTGGTATTTATTTGATGAATCTATTTCACCTATGCAGGCTGAGTGGTTATATGTAGCTGCGATTGATTCAGCTAGTGGAATGAGCATCAGAGAAAACATGAAGAGTTATAGAGTTATAGATGAATACATTGTCAGACAAAGAAATAACAAAACATTTAGATTTACAATAAGCCTTAAAGAGAAGCTTTTAAAATATCCAAAGGTAGTTACGAAGGGTTATAAAGAAATGACCTTTAGTGACTATAGGTTTAAAGATTCTAGAAAATGGTCTGTTAGTTTAGCCACTCAGCTAACAAAGAAGTACAAAACGAGAACAGAGTTAAGCGTTGGTGATAGGTCTTGTTATAACTATTTAATTAAGAACCACCCCGTCATCTTAGACGAAATATACCCTAAGCGTGTTAAGCAATGGAATCTTAAGAAATCACTTGAGGTAGCTGCTAAGTGTAGAACTAGGCAAGATATGAAAAACCGTTTTGGTGGTGCTTATAGTTTTATATGTGAAAACAACTTACTTCACAAACTAGATGAGGTGTTGCCATCACAGTTAAAAAAGCGTTGGAGCAAGTCAGTAGTTTTAGAGACTGCTAAAGAATTTCCAAGTAACAATGTTAGTAATTTTAAGCACTTTTACATGGGCGCCTATCATTATGCTTGTAGAAAAGGGTTTACAAAAGAGCTTAGAGAAATTTTTGATAATAAAAAAATAAATAATAGCCCTAGTAGACTTGAATTATCTAAAAAAATAACACCTATAGTTCCTAAAACCATAGTCACAGTTAAAAAACCAGTGGGGCGGAAAGAAGATTTAAATATAAATTTAAAAGCAGTAATGGAGTATAACGATAAACATGGTTTGGGTGGAAGAAGGAAGAGATAGAATGAGGTGGTTAACGTTAATATTAATAGCATTTATTGCACAGTTCTTTATCGGCTGTGCTGAGACAGAAGTCGAAGAAACGGGTCAGTACACTTTTATTGATTGTGTGTGTGATTGTGAAGAGTATGTGTTGAT